CTTCTCGATAACCTGAATCATACTTAATACCCTCCGTTCATGTGGTTGTCACGGCAGACTTCACGGGTCTTGGCGGCAATCATTTCCGCCTGCTCCCGCTGCTCTGCGCTGATGTGGCCCCGGCAGCCAAAACTTTCAGCCACCTGGGCCTCGTATGCGATGCGTTCATCGCTCTTCACGATCACATTTGCCATGGTCTTGCTCCTTACTCCCCGGTGGGGGCCGTGCCATCTTCGTACTCCGGTGCGGGGATCATGCCGCCCTGGATCTCAACTTCCAGCGTCACTTCCTTGGCAACGCCGGTGTACTGCACCTTGAAGCCGTTAAGCAACTTGTCCGTGATGATGATGTTTCCAGTCGTGCCCGCCGGGTCGCCATCAATGGCAACACCGTTCGGCATCACAGCAGAAACGACACGGGCAGCAATGATGTAGTCCGTGTTGTTGCGGGGCTGCTTCAGGGCGATGGTGGTTTTGGAGTTGTTGGCCGGGTACTTTGCGGTGTTGTACAGGTAGATGACGTGCATCTCACCCGTCATAGCATCAATATCCCGGCCATGCTCTTTCAGCACGCGGGTGGCCTCGGCCAAAATCAGGCTGTTTTCCAGGATGCCACCCTCCATATTGTTGAAGTTGGCAGCACTCTGGGCAGTGCCCGGTTTCAGCACTTCACCATCCACCCGCTCATGGGTGATGGAGCCATCAGAGTTATTCGTTTCCTTGAACCGGTTGACGAACTGGGTTACTCTGTCCACCCAGTTTTTGAAATTGTACATAGGGTGTCCTCCTTATCCCTTTGCGCTCTGTTCAGCCGCGGTCTTGTCGGCGCTCTTGAAGTTCAGTGCAACACGCAGCAGTGCGCCTTCATCGTCCGCCTCGAACTCGATCTGTTCATTGCCGACCAGCGTTTTGATGTACATGGCCTGCTTGCTTGTGTCCAGCAGTGCAACCTCCGTGACGGTGCTGCCGGTGGAATCGCCGGGCGGGATCGTCATGAAGAACGCCAGACGGCCATCCTTCAAGGTCTCCACGCTGTCGATGGGCACCGTCTTGTATGTGCTGCCCGCCTTATACCGGCCAAGCGCCACGCGGACTTTGGTGTAGTCCTTGTACAGACCCAGAGCGTAACTTGTCATTGCCATAGTCTTTTCACCTCCCTTCATTACTGCACAAACGGCTCTTCGCCGCTGCGCTTGCCCTTGAACTTGGTAACAGTGACCTCAACGTCCACGTCGAGTACCGGTTCATCCAGTACCGCCGGGATGCTGCTGGCACAGGTTTCTGTGCCCGCCATCGCTACTTCCATGTTGTGCACCTCCGTTTCCGTTTCAACCGTCACATCCGTATCGTAGATACCGGCTGTCGTCGTCCTGTCCGGGACGGTGCCAGCCGTTTCAACTTTGTATCCGGCAGCCTGCTGCTCCGCTTCCACCGTAATGTCGGCTTCGCCCAGCGCCGCCTTGGTCGTGTTCTTCGGCCATGTGCCCGCCTGCAGGTTTTCGCTGGTGTAGGGCGTTTCCAACATCGCCGCGGTGCTTTCCGTTTCCACGTTCAGATCTGCATTCATGATTCCGGCATGGGTCGTCCGGTACGGGATCGTGCCCGCCGTTTCCACCCGGAACGCATTTGTGCTTCCTTCCGTTTCCACTTCAAGTTCTCCATCTGCAATGCTCGCATGGGTCGTTGTTCTCGGCCATGTGCCGGCATACATCGTCTCACTTGCATAGGGCACCCGGTAGACCAGCGAGGAAAACTCGCACTCTATCTCAATCCCTGCCTGCACTTGCAGGTAAAGGCTGTCCAGGTGGGCGGTCATGCGTTTGTAGATGTTCACGCTTCGCCGGATCTCTCGGCGCTTCACCGGAATGAGTGCTCCGTCCACGGAGCAGATCACACGAAAATGACCGGGCGTCCCGCCGTAGTCGTACCACTGTTCTATCTCCGACCGGGGATAGATTGCGGATATTGCTTTCAGGGTCGCCCAGTCTGTGCCGTAGTAGCGCCGAACTTCCAGCGCCGTCTTGATGATGCTGCGCTTGGCTTCCAGCGGATAATTGGAATCGTACCAGTCCACCTTGAACTGCACGGCCAGCACATCCAGAATTTCTTCCGGCTGTGAATCAATCTGTGTGTAGATATGGATCAGCTCTGCCGCTTCCATTTCCCGCTGGTGCCGTTTGCGGTACACCTTATCCATGATGCGGACCCACGGTTCATCCGCAGCCGCCGGGGGCAAGCCCTCAATCAGTCCGGTTCCCCACAGATCAGTCATCTTCGATACCTCCGTAGGTAACCTTTTTGCTGTTCAGCTTCGCCACCTGCGTTTCCGTCACCTTGGTGTCAACAGGCCCCGTCAGTTTCGGACGCTTTGCCCCGGCTTCCCGCACCCGCATGATAAGTTCCGCCGGGTCGATGTCTCTGCCGATCTTCCTCTGCCATGTTTCATACGCCTGCACCGCCTTTTCCACATTCTCCTGAATGGTCACGGCGTTCTTGGTATTGCTGGACGCGATGTAGTAGGTGAGGTTGATGTCATACGGCACTTCCTGTGGGGCATGGCAGAGCACCAGATCGCCCATCGGCTTCTTTACCGTGGTGAAATAGCTCTCCATGCCCCGGCATTCTTCCTCTGTCGGCAGCCGCCCACCATCCATCAGGAAGTAGATGTGGATCGTGTATCCTTCCTCACAGATGATCTTGGTGCCGGATACGTCGGTGCGCCAGCTTTCCGCGAAATACTCATAGGCATCTGCCGGTCCCGCAATGGAGAAGATGGACGGTGCGTAGTGGATGCGCCGGGTGAACGAATCGTCCCCCTCTTCATCCGTACCGCCTGTGCTGGCAGATGTGTTGCTTACAGAAGCCACATAGGGGATGGGGTCCACCAGCGTGTTGATCTCACCAATGAGGATTCCGTCACTCCCGCTGCCTGCTTCATCCGCCACGACCTCAACGTCCACCGTCAGCTGCCCCGCCGGGATCTCCGCATACTTCGTGGTCTTGAAATACTGCTTTTCGCCGGTACGCACCTGCGTCCCCTCCGGGATGCTGGTTGCGCTGGCTCTTGCGGCAGACAAAGTAAAACGCACGACTGCTGTTGCCTTGCCAGCTGCCATGCGTTCTACGCCCACCATAGGGGCCAGATTGTCCAGGTTCGGCCCGGTGCTTGTCGGCAGCAATTCTGCTTTCAGGCAAGCCGTACTGAACTCTATTGTGTGGTGGGAACGGTGGGCCAGCACCAGCAGCACCATGCGGGCCTCTGCACACTGGGCCAGTGACACCGATCCGTCATACATTTCCTTGTTGTACTTTTCAAACAAGGCCCTGCAATCCGCTACCGCTTCTTCCAGGGTTTCCCCGCCATCAATATCAATGTCGGGGATGTTCTCAAATTCCGTGATTTTAGACAAGTTCGTACACCACCTTCGGGGTTACTACTCCGTGCAGTGCATCGCTTTCTACCCAGTCCACACGCACCACTCGTGCCCGCGGCTCAAAAGTGGCGGTCTTGTCCGTCACCTCTGCCACATACAGGCCCTTTGCCACCGCAAGCGGCTTGTCCAGGAACACGCTCGGATCTATGCCAAGCAAGCGGTCCCCTTCCAGGCTGCCCACGGGGGTGCAGTACAGCGTGCGGAGGCAGCGTGCAACGTCCTGCACTTCTTCCTGCGTTGCCCTGTCGTTGGACAGTTCAAGCATCGTACTGCTTATGTCGATCATGTGTACTCCTTTATGGTCAGGCTCACCATGCACTGCGTCAGCAGGCCATGTTTCAGCACAACGTTCCATGCCTCGCTTACATCGGTTACGCGAAAGCGGTTCTTGGAAACCGGCGCAAACCCAATAATCAGGTAATGCAGTTCTCCGCTTTCCACCATTTCTGCCAGCCGATTCTTCATCCTGCTTGGATTTACGCCAAGGCTGGAATCAAGCAGAATGTTGAATGTGTATTCCCGCAGCTTTGGGTTAAGGAACTCCGGCTTTGCTTTTCCTTTCAGCACTTCATGCTCGGCCCAGTTCGCACCGATTTTCCCTTTGAAGTTGGATGGGGTGAGCGTCCGCAGATGGCCTACGGAAAAGATCACATCGCCAAAAACTCCTACATACATTCCTGCACCTCCTTACAGCGGCGGAGTAGTCGGTTTTCCGAGGTTGCCGGTGTGCGTGTGCTTCACGAGCGACTTCCCGGAAACCGTCACATCCCCGCCGCCACCCGTGATATTCACCGTGGCCGCGCTGGCCGTCAGCGTCGTTGCGCTCAACTTCAACTCGCCAGATGCCTTGATCTCGATGCCCGCCGGGGAATTCACCTTCACGCTTCCGCTTTCGCTGATGGTCACGGTAGTGCCGCCAACCTTGACTTCCAGGCTCTTGGCTTTCAGAATCTTCTTCCCGTCCACAAAGTCCAGCAGTTCCTTTGCGTTTGCATCGAACTTCCGGTATGCCTTTCCATCCTCGTTGCTGTATTCCTTGCGGAATACCTTCTCCTTGCCCTCGACAGGTTTAATCTTCTCGTTCCAGATCGTGCCCAGAATCACAGCGTCCTCCGGGCTGTCGCCCGGATGCAGCACCACCACCAGATCGTCCACTTCCGGCATCCGATATTCCCGGTTTGAGAGCATCGGTACCATTTCCGTCACGGTATCGTCCCGGTCAGGGTACGTCACTTCACACAGACCATTTTCGTAGTCAATGGAACTTACATTTCCAAGCCGCGCTTCGCTGCTCATGTGAAATCCCCCTTCTCCACTTTGCTGGCCTTGACCTGCGTTTTGTAACCGCCGGACGGCGAGAAGGTGTGCTCCATCTCGTCGATGAAGTATTTTCCCGCCATTTTTCCGTAGCCCACCAGATTGATGCACTGCGCCGATGCGCCCGCCGGGTAGCCCGGAATCGTGAAGCTGATGGTCGTTGCGCCGTGGTTGGCGTTCTTGATGGCCGCCACCAGCTTTGCCTTCGCATCCGCTTCACTGTTCACCTTACTGGTGAGTTTAAGTTGACGTTCTTCCGTGCCCACCTTGACATTGATGTTGATCTTTTTCTTTTTGTTGGTGTAGGTATACACGCCGCCCGTGTACGTCCCGGTCAGTTTGGTGTTCCACTTAAAACTACCCGGTTCGATGCACAGGGCATTCGGATTCAGCGGCTGCGCCTCTTCGTATACCGTCCAGACCGCCGCTTTTTCCTTGTACTTTTCCCGGTCATACACCCACAGCTTCGATGCGTAGACCTTGATGACCAGGCCGTAATCTTTGCACAGGTCTTGCAGAAACGCACTGTCCGTAGCGTCCTGTTCCTTTGCATCAATGTCGTGGTCGTCGCCTTCAAACTTCAGTTCCAGCTTGTACCGCCCTGCAATGGCTTCTGCAATTTTCTTCACGCTGGTTTTCTTCCATGTGAATGTACGGTTTCTCTCGCTGAAGCTGCTGTCGTTCGGTTTCGCCACGCCGCCCATGGTCAGCGTGTCCGGGGCACCGGAAAAGTCCAGGTCATCCAGCACAAAAGCGCCGCACTCGGCGCTGTAATCGCGGTTGTAGTTTCCGATACCGCCGATTTCCCAGTTTTTGACTACGATGGTCGGATAGAGCTTTACGCCCTTCTCCGGCATCCATGCGTTCTTCCATCTGCTGTCGCGGGCGTTGATGGTAATGCTCATGCTGTCGCTCTGGGATGCAGCCACATCCGTGTAATGAAAACTCTCCACATCATTCTCGATCCGGGCTGTAATATCAGCTTTTTCGTATTTCAGCCGGATCGCCGCCTCACGGCCTTTGGGTCTCACTGCTGTCAGTACCATCACGCACCTGCTTTCCAGGGCGGCAGGTCGCCGCTCTTTTCTTCAGGCAGTTCAGGTGTTGACAGCACAGTGCCGGAATCGAACCGGACGATGTGGATCAGTTCAGGGTTGTTCTGCATCAGCCAGTCGGCTTTCAGCTCACTTCCGTACACGTTCAGCGCAATCAGGTCCCATGTGTCGCCGGACTTCGTTGTGTAATCAAGTGCCATAGTTCTTGCGCCTCGTTTCATGTTCGTACTGTTCCATGTACTCGCAGAACTTCTCATAGCCTTCATCCAGCAGTTCGCGGAGTTCGTCCGCGCTCATGCCGCCGTAGACTGTGAAGTTCGGTGCATAGACGTAGGTGTTGCCGGAGCTGCTGGTGTAGGTGCGCTGGTAGCTTGTGCTCCCGCCGCCGCCAGAGCTGCCGGAGTTTCCGTCAGAGGTGCCACCGCCACCGATGGACGGCAGTTCCACCACGTTCTGCTGGGACGCCTGCAGGTCTGCCAGCATGGAAAGGTCCTGCTCCGGCACGCCTGTACCGTAGACTGTCGGGAAGAAGTCTACGTTGCTCAGGTCGTAGTGGTCGGGGTTTGCGGCATATTCGAGCTGCGCTTTCTCTACGTCCGCTCCCCGGATGAACCGGATGACCTTCTGAGCATTTTCGTTTGCAAGGATGGTCTGGGCACCAGTGACCACCTTGCCGATTCCCGTGTTCACGTTCTGGACGATCTTGCTCTGGTCGTCTGTCACGGCAGGGGTCTGCACGGCCGCCAGCGTTTCCAGTCCATCCACTGCATAGTTCGCAAGTTCCGTGATGCGGCTGAACGCCACACCAGCGTCAGAACCCAGCACCATGCCCGCCGCAACGGACGGGAACATAGTGCCAAAACTCTGTGCGATCTGGTTAAACCGCTGCTGCCGCTGTGCCTTGCGGAAGTCGATCAGGTTGGTGCCTTCGTCCGTAAAGCCGCCATCGGCAAGCATCTTCGGCTTTCTGCCGGGCAGTTCCAGCAGGTCGCCCAGACCAACGCCCAGCATCTTGCCAGCCGTCAGCCATGTATCCACGTTCTTCTCCCGGACGCCGCGCCGGAAGCTGATGACTGCTTCCGTGCCAGCCTCGCCAGCGATGGACGGTCCCTTCGTCATGCCGCCGTTGGCGAACGCCGGGACGGACACGGGCGAGAGGTTGAAGCCGAAAGACTTGCCGCCGATGACCGGGACGGGGATGCCGAACAGTGTTTCCGGGATTTTAAGCTGGATCTTGTTCAGCGCTCCGATGATGAAGTTGACTGCCTTCACACCAACGGTAGCTATCTGCTTCAAAAATCCGATGACACCCAGGATCACAGGCTCTACCACCGGCAGGACCTTGCCCACGATGTCCACCGCCACCTTGATGGCATTGACCAGCGTAGTGCCCACCAGGCTTACCACCGTGGACAGCAGCGGCATAACCGCCGGGATGCCCTCGTTGACAACAAACCCGAATATCTCCGTCAGCACCGGCTTGATGTGGTTTACGCCCAGATCCACGATCTGGGAGAACACACCGGCAAAGGACTGGACCAGCGGCATGACCGTCTGGATGGCCGGGGTCATTGCGCCGAATACATCGCCAAGGTTCAGCCCTCCGATGCTGAAACCAGATAGCTTTTCCTGAATGCTCTGCAATCCCTCCGGGGTGGAGAGTTGACCAAATACCTGCTTTGCGAGGTCTCCAATACCCGCGATCTTGCCGGTAAACTTGTCGAACACGGCAAGGCCGCCTTCACCAAATACCATGCCGACAATGTTGCGGACATCCTCAAAGTGATCTCCCAGTATGGAAACCACGGCAATCATCGTGCCCAGACTTGTAATAGCCGGTCCAAACATACCAAGCAACGACATAAAGCCGCCGCCCAGCTTCGCAGCCACCGGGCCAACGGTAGAACCCAGCACGTTCAGCCCCGCGCCAGCGAACTGACCAACGTTTTTGACCGTACCGATTGCACCGCCTGCCAGCTTTGTTGCGCCGCCGACCACCTTGTTTTTGGCGTTCGCCAGAATTGCCGGGCCTTTCGTCTGGCTAAAGATATACCCCATTTGCGCAAGAGCATCCTGACCGTTCATGCCGACCGTGCTGGTTGCCATACGCCAGAGCGCTCTACCTCTGCCTGGCTGTACGATGCCCGTTTTTGCGAGGATCCCCACTCCGGCCTTTCCGATATTTCCGAGTGCAGACTTTCCAAGTCCGCCCATCGTAGACAAGGTTGCTCCGCCAAAGGATTTCATTCCGGCAAAGATGCCGGGGAAGTTGATGCCCTTCGGTCCCGCTATGCCGGACAGGATCTGCTTTGCAACGCCGCCCGCCTTTACGAATCCGCTGCCGATGGCCGTGTTGCCCAGTGCGCTTATAGCGCCGCCTACGCCCGTGACGTACTTTCCTGGGCCGGAGTTTTTCAACACGCCCAGCAGGCCGCCGTTCGTGCTGGCTTCCAGAACGTCATTTACAAAGCTGGTCTGCCCCTTCTTGGTTCCGCTGCGCAGCCCCTTGAAGTTTTTCAGAGTTGCCCAGATACCCACACCAGCGCCGTCCAGCGTCTGCCCGATCTTGCCCAGGCGCGTTGCTGGCTGCTGTGCTCCGATGCCAGCCATCTGTGCACCGTACTTTGCGTTTTCCGCGAACATTCCGGCATTCGACCCAGCAAACGCCGCGCCGCTCACCGTTTTCTGGATCAGGCTTGTGGGGGTCAATGCACCCAGCAGGTTTCTGACCGTGATGCCGCCGAAAGTTCCGCCGGGCGCTCCGCTCGGCTTTCCTCCGATCACGATGTTTCCCACCGTGGACAGCAGCGTGCTTCCGGCGCTGTACGCCGCGGGTGCAAGGCTCATGGCTCCCAGCACCGCAACAATGGCCGTAATGGCTCCTGCCACTTCCGGCCCATGCTCTGCTGTGTAGTCGATGCCTTTCTGTATCCACGGCAGCGCCGCCTTTGCGGCGTCCCCGATTCCGTTCACTGCATTGCGTAGCAGCGGCAGTACCGACGTTACCAGGTTGGACAAGTCCGGTAGGCTTTCGTCGATTTCCTTGTAGAAGTCCAGCTGGATCCGGGTCAGTTCCTTTTGGGCGGGCAAGAAAGCCTCACCAACGTCCTGCATCAGAACCGTTCTGGCATTGGTGCGCATGATGTCAAGACTTTCCTGCGTCCCGCTGTTGATAGCAAACTCACGCTCCATACTGTTTTTGTAGTTGTCGTAGTTTGCATCGCTCACTTCAGAAAGCGTTTTTTCCAGCAGATCAAGATTATTCGTAACCTTCGCTGCACCTTCCACCGCCCACTGGTTAAACAGAACGTTCAGTGTGGCCAGCTTCTTTTCGTCCGGCAGCTGATTGATAGCCGCAAAGACTTTCTGCAGCGTCCCTGTTCCGTCCTCCTGCATCGACTTTGCCACACCAGATGCCGAGAATCCCAGCGTTGCCCACATCTCCTTTTGGGCCTTGGTTGCGCTATCGCCCTTTGAGATGTTGGTGTAGATTCTGGAAATCGTAGTACCAGTGCGTTCCGTGTCAACACCGGTAGCCTGCATTGCCGTAGCAATGGCTGCTGTAGTCGATGGATCCACACCGGCCAGCTGGCCAACAGAAGCCGATTTATTCACGCTGGATGCGATTTCTGCGGCGGTCGTCGCATTGTTTGCGCCCAGGTAGTTGATCTGGTTCATCAGGCGCATAACGTCATCGTGGCTGTAATTGACTTTGTTCCCGTTCTCGTCCTTTTTTGTGAACGAAACTTCCCACTTGGCCATATAGTCACCGGCCGTCTGGTCGTCCAGATCCATAGCCGTAGCAGCCACAGCTGTGTCGCGCAGGATGCCGCTTGTGGTCTGTTCGTCAACGTCCTTACCAGACTGACCCAGAGCCGCGCTCATGGTGGAAAGTTGTTCCGTGGTTCTCGGAATCTCCATGCTAAGCCGCTGGATGTAGTTCTCCATATCGGCATAGTTTTGCGCATAGGTCTTTCCATTTTCGGACATCTGGTCGGACGCTTTGCCCGAACTGTCTGCAAGGCCGTCCACATAACGCATGACCGGTGCCATCTGCGCTTCCAGCTTTACAGCCTCGTTTGCGGTTTTCTGAATGCCTGCAGCGACAGCGCCTGTCAACGTTGCGCCAAGCGCAAGACCTGCTTTGCCGACCACGCCCAGCACATTTGTGACCGTAGATGCCAGGGAGTTTACGCCTCGCATCTCTCCCGCCAACGAGCCAGTCAGACCCTTTACCTGACTTATGGTTTTCGTCAGGGATGGATCCACTTTTCCCATGATGCGGATGCTAAGATCTAACGCTCCATTTCCCGCCATACGTCCGACACCTCGTTACACAGATTTACCAGTTCCCGCCGTGGCAGGTGCAGCAAATCGGTCATGTTGGAGTGCGTGGCAATGGACAGCTGGATAGCCGCTTTCCTAAGTCCTTTCGCCCCGCCCTTTACTCGAAAAAATCAGCGTCCACAGCGTCACGCAGCTTTACCGCCTCGCACAGCGGCAGACCAGCAAAGAAATCCACCGGATAGCCGGTGCCCATGCTGGCAATGATGCAGCAGTACAGGTAATTACGGCCAGTGTTCACCGGGTTAAAGCCAGCAGCCACCAGACGGTTTTCCGCCGTCGATTCGCTCATGGTGTTCAGTTCGCCCACGCCGGACAGGTCGATGCCTTCAAAGGTCTGGCCTTTCAGTTCGTTCTTCTCGCTGCCCTCGTAGGTGTAGGGCGCAGCGAATTTCAGGGCATGAGATTTCAGCTGCGCCTTGACTTCCTCGGCCTTCTGGTTGCTGTCCATTGCGTTCAGCACCGCCGTCTGTACCAGCTTGATTTTGCCGCGGGGCATGAGTTTGAAGAACTCCACGGGCTTGCCGGTGGCCTTGACGGCCATTTCCTGTGCGAAAGAGGTGGTAGCCTCCATTGCGGCCAGAGATGCCAGTTCACCGGAAAGTTTCTTCTGCACATCCACAAGATCCTGCACGGTCATCTTCGCCATGCCGGACAGATCCAGACTGTCGTACTCCTTGCCCTCAAACTTGTAGGGCTTGTCGAACTTCACGATATTCTCCATTGCTGTTTCCTTTCACGTTAAAAAGAATCAGCCGCCCCACCCTTGGGACGGCTGACTTCATCATGTATCAGGCTTTAGATCAGAGCGTTGATCTCGGCACGCATATCCTCGCCATCCACATAGTAGCGGCCTGCAAACTTGTCGATGTCAATGACGGTCTGGCCGTCAACCTCCATCAGGTAGCGGGTCACTTCCAGCGTGGTGGTGCTGCTCATGGTGTCAGCACGCTTCAGCTTGCCGGGATCCAGCTCCTTGGGGCGGCCGCCCAGAACAACGCGCAGACCCTTGTAGGTGTAGCCGCCGTTCTTGTTGTCGTTCTGCATAGCAGCACGCAGGGTGATCTGGATGTTCTTGTTGGGGTTCATCATCTTGGTGGCGTAGCTGTACATGGTGTTCCAGTTCAGCGTAGCCTCCATGCTCTCAAACTGGCCGGGTACGGGAGAATCCACATCGCCCGCAATGCCCATGCCGTTCACGGTCGTGGTCTTGTTCTTGATCTTGGGCAGGGTAACTTCATCCGCCAGACCGATCAGAAGGTCATCCTCGGTGTAGGCGTTGTAGTCATTGATGACCTGGGGAACCAGATCACTGGAAATATTCAGAGCCATAGTTCATCCTCCTTCTCCTTACAGAGACAGCGCAGAAGCCAGTGCGCCGGCCTCATACTCCATGGTGTTGTTGATCTGCTTGAACGGCGGGAAGGTAGTGCAATACTGGTAGAAGCTGTAATGGCCTGCCACCAGTTCTGCGGCGGTGTTGCGGTCAGGGTCCGCCTTCATGCTGTAGCTGGCGCAGACCTCGGTGGAAACATACACGCTGCCCTTCATGTTCTCGCTGTCGATGATGGACTGCAGGCGCTTCTTGTTCATGGGCTTGTCCAGCTTGCTCTGGTTGCTCAGAACAAACTGCGTCCAGGTATGGTTGAAGAAGCGGCGGACGCAGAGGAAAGCGTCCTTCGGGTCGGTGTTCTTCGGGTAGCAGCAGGTCTCATTGCCCCAGACCACAAAGTCGCCGGAGCGGATGAAGGTTGCCACGCCCTGCTCGTTCAGAACGTTGCCCTGTTCCTGATCCATCAGCACTTCCGTGCCATCTTCCAGACAAGCTGCGGAGATGGGCACATTCACGTTGGACGGGCTGGCGTTCGGGCAGTCGTTGTACAGACTGTCGTTGTACACGGTGGCTGCCGCTGCCAGAGCACTTCCGCTGTAAATTGCGGTGCCGATCTTGCCATACAGCCACAGGGCGTATGCCTCACGGGAGGTAGCGCCCTGCTTCACCTTCTGCCCGGCCACATCGGTGTACTTCTTTGCACCGGTGGCGCTGCTGTCGATGTCAATGTAGCACACTGCGTCGAACACGCCATTGATCTTGCGGCACTTGGCCTGCATGGCAGCGCACACCAGAGGATCCTTGGAGAAGCGGGGTGCCAGAATAATGCCGGGCACCATGCCCAGCTTCGGGAACACCTGACGCACAACTTCCAGACCGGTTTCCGCACCTGTGGAAGCACTCACGCCGCCAACGATGTCGGCTGCCGTCACCTTGGTAGGATCCAGAATAGAGCCGGTCACGGTCAGCGTGGTAGCGCCGTCGCCCTTACCGCCGGTGACAATGGCAATGTTCACAGTGCCGTCATCGTTGAAACTGGCGGTATAGTCCTCATTCGCCACCAGTGCGGCGGTCTCTTTCTTCACCACCAGAGTGCCCAGCAGAATGCCGGTTTCCTCGATCTCGGCAACACCATCGTTCACCTGCACGCTCTTGGTTTTCATCTCCGTGGTGTGCTTTGCAGGGTCCAGAACGTTAATCAGGACGACGGGAGCAACGCCCATCACCTGAAAGCTGGCGCTGATCGCATCGCACAGGGTATACTTTGCGAAATCGTCAGAGTAGCCGACTGCGGCGGCCGCCTCTTTGAAGGTATTCGCCAGCAGCGGAGTGTTTACCGCTGCTGCAGGGTCAGCCAGCAGGTTGACCGGGGCGGTGCCCACGATGACCTGAAGGCCAGAGTTGACCGATACCGGCGCGGAAACGCTGGTTGCGGCCTCGGTTTTGTTAAAACCATGAGAAATAGCCATTTGTCATATCCTCCTTACTTCATCAGGTCGGCGGCCTTCTTGTAGAGAATGTTCTCTCTGGTGCCGTCCTGTTCGATCTTCACGCGCATTTCTGCGAGCTTGTCCAGCGGAACGATCAGCGCCTTCAGGAACGGCACCTGCTCCACTTTTTCTTTCAGCTTTTCGGGCAGGCCATCCACGAATACGGTGTACTGCGGGGCAATGCCCTTGACGGTCGGCCCACAGTACGCCGCAGCGCCGGTGGTTTCCGTCACAGGCTGCACTTCCTTCGCAGCCTCGGTTTTCTTTTCGGTCTTTTCGATGCTCATATCAAAGCCTCCACTTCTTCGTTTTTCAGGGTGTTGGGCGTTTCGCAGATTAGGTTGACGATGCCCCAGTAGTAGAAGTCCATGTCATCATCCGAAAGCTCCCATTTGCGGGGATATCCCACTTTGAAAGCCTCGCCAAACACAGGCTTCCGCTTGAAGTGCTGCATGATGGCTTCGATGATGTTTCCGGTGTCCTCATATCCCTGCCGGTCTGTTTCCGGGTCATAACAGCAGATGATAAGCTGCAAAAGGACCAATTGCGGATCCTTTTCGTTCACTACCTCGCCGCTCGTTCTCGATACGATGATGCACGGGAAGTTGGATTCATTTGTATCCACATCGTCGTCATCATCGGTCGGGGACGGGATAAACTGCTTGAAGATCTTCAGCGACTTTTCGCTCTCCTGTCCCTTGAACTTCATATCCCGGAACAGTTCCTTCAACTCGTCAATCATGGCCTGCTGGCACATTTCGCTGGTATAGCCGGTGATTTTTTCAGCCATATCAGATCACGCCCTTTCGTTTTGCATTGGCGATCAGTTGCCGGACGCGCCGTTCCGTGTTCTGCTGCAGCATCTGCTCCACCGTCTGCTCCTGCATCTCCCACACGGTATGGTGCATCGCAGAGCCGGAAGGGCTGGACAGTGTTGCCAGCTTCTCGTTCGGTTTCCAACGTTTCTTGCCGCTCTCCGTGTAGTCCTTATCCGCAGGCACTCCGAGCTGACGTTGTACCATGCCGATATGCTTCGACTTGAACTGCACCAAGAAGCCCTTGCTCTTATCGCTGGTGCCGCCCAGAGCAATCATCGGACTGCCTTTCAGGACGTGCGCCCGAAAAACGGGCGGCGCATTGCGGACAGACGGACCCATGAAGGGCTTTGTGGGGCTGGTTCTGAAATAGCCCAGGTCTGCCCGGAATGCGCCGGGGTCGTTCTTCATAATGGCAAGGATAGCGGTAGGCCGCCGGTTGGTGGCCTTCTGGCGCTGGCGCAGATCTTCGATCATGCGTCTACCCGCCGCATTCAGGTCGTAGCGCTTCTTCACTTCGGTCAGCATCAGCTTGCGCGTCTGCCTGGCCGTTGTGTTTACGGCCACCTTCAACGCCGCCGGGGTTTTGTTTCCCAGTACTCCAAGAGCGCGGGTCACTTCCGCGTCATCAACGGAGACCGTCAGGCTGGAAGCGTCATAGTTGGTATGGAAGTATGCCAACTTACCTCACCCTTTCCAGTTCCATGCGATACATACCCGCTTTCAGGGAGCAGGATTTGATGTTGTAGATCCGTTTCTTGTCCAAGGTGATCTGCTTGCCGCTTTTCGGCATGGGACCGTAGTCTTTCTGCTTCACAAAAAGCAGCAGGTCGGCCTTGTACATACCCTGGTCAAAGGATTGCTTTGCTCCGCCCTCCCAGTGCGCCGGACGTTCAAGTACGCCGGGGTGCTGCGTGATACAGAGCATCAGCTTATCATCTATGTACCGTTCTTCCGCAAACTCATTCGGGTTGAAGATTACGTTCTGCACATCCTGCGCAACGCAGTCTTTGAACGTAGGAAACGGTTTCGGGGTTTCTGGTGTGCCGTAGTTCTGGTCAACGTCCAGCATATCCGTGCTCCTTCCCGTATCAGCAGACGGTAGCAACCAGCCAGCTATCCACCTTGTCGGGGATCAGCAGCGGGTGGGTCTGCAGTTCCAGGAAGCGGCGGTCAGGACGGTGTTCCACATAAGAACGCAGCAGGCGGGTGGTCTCTGCAGTGTGCCACACCTTGTCATCATCCAGATAGGTGCACAGGCCGTAGGCACGCATGAAGTTTGCGTTGCTGGGGATCATCAGCACCACGTTATCCGGGATCAGGGGCTTGGTCTCGCCGGTTTCCTCGTCCAGATACACTTCGTCATAGCCGTAGATGTCCACGCCGGGCAGGTTCAGGTGGCCGTAGTAGTTCAGACCGCCTTCCAGCTCCTTGGGTGCCATAGCACCAATGTCGAACCGGCGCTTGTCCATCAGATCCAGAACATTGCTGTCGCTCATAAAGTGGTTTGCGGCCAGCTTGCCCATAACCACCATGTTTGCATTGGCAAAGCCGTTGCGGCTCACCTGCCGCTTCCATTCGCGCAGGTTGCCCAGAGTATCGGCGGCAGACTTGCCCCACTGCTTCGTGCCTTCCAGATTGATCTTGTTGGTGAAGCCAAAGTCAATGACTTCATCCACGCCCTTGCCCTTCACCTTCAGCTGACCGGTGGTAAGCACCTGGGCTGCCATCCACTCTTCGCGGCGGGTGGTCATGTCGTTCAGCTTGTTGTATTCCTCGACCAGCTTTTCTGCTGCACGGTCAGCAGGGGTGCGGCCGGAGTAGATATCCTCACCGGGCAGGCGCTGCAGGAACATATCTGCGGTGGTGACGGTTGCCGGGTTGATAAGGGGCGGGGCGTAGGACTTGGTCTCGTACCCCTCGCTCTGCACGATCTCGCCGCCGACCATAGGATGTACGAATGCAGCCATCTTGCGGTTGCCCTTGACGATATCAATGTCAACGTTCTTAGTGGGGAACGTCTTAACCTTGGAGAAGAAACGATCGCGCAGGAAAGTGCAGATCGGGGGTGCAGTGCGCACAGTCTCCGCCAGATACCGCGGCTCATAAATATTGATTTCGTTTGCCATTTTTTGTTTCCTCCTATCACTTCAGGAAAATGCCCAGATTGCGCAGAGGAACTTCAACGTCGTCCACGCTCACGTTATTGGGCAGCACCAGACCGTCAGCAAAGAACTCGCCGGTCAGATAGACCGGCACTTCCTTGTTTGCGTCTGCGCTGTCAGCAGTAATGCCGTACAGACCGGTCAGGACTGCCGTGCCTGCGCTTGCCGGTGCCGCAATAGGCTTCACCTTGCCGTCTGCAATCAGCACGGGGGCGTGTGCCTCCACAGCTTCGCTTGCGGTCTTGGTTGCCTTTGCGATACCAATGTCCACGCCAGCAATGAAATACTTCGGCGCGGTGCTGAAATCTTTTCTTGCAAGATCCATGCTCATGGTTCTTTCCTCCTTACTTCACACCGTTCGCCTTGCGAATCGCGGCCAGGAAAACGTTTGCTTCCGCGTCCTTCGGATCCGGGTCAGCGGGCGGCGGATTGGTGATGTTGTTCGCGCCGGAAGTCTGGGCGTTGGCCTTTGTCTTGTCCAGATAATCCTTGCTCTGCTTCTGCTGCTTTGCTTTCATGCTGGCAATGACGGCCTTCGCAAAGGACGCGGAATCAATGGGCTTCACAAACTTCGCCTCATTTGCTTCATCCTCCGCGCCGGGCAGAGTGGCGTTTTCGATCTCCTGAATGCGGGTGCGCTCGGCATTGATAGCCTCAGCCTCGATCTTGGCTACCATATCCGGGCACGCCTTGCGGAGATCGTCCACGGTCTTGATGTCCTTAATGTCCATGTCTGTTACCTCCCCATGGGTTTTGTTCCCCGACTGATCCGCCGGGGGTGTATTTTCAGGCTGGGCCGTGGTCTTATCCACCACCCGGCTTCTGACAAAGTTCGGTGCTTTGTTGAACGGGGTGTTCATGCTGATGCTGTTGACGAACAGGATGCCGTTGCGGTTCTCCACAACAGAATCGTCCGCTTCGTCGTCCACCTCGTCCACAAAGCCCTTCTCCTTGGCTTCCGTTGCCGTCCACCAGTTCGTTTCATCCATCCACTTGGCGCACTCGTCCTCGGTCTTACCGGACTTCTTGGCATACAGAGTGACGATGCTGCTGCGGATGGTTTCCAGCGCTTTCAGACAATTGTTGAGATCTTCTGCGGTCAGGTAATCGCAGACGCCCATGCTGACCGGATGCACCATGTAGCTTCCGTCTGCCGCCGCCACCACCTTGTCCGCATGGCAGGCAACAATGGTTGCCGCACTGGCGCACAGGCCGTCGATGTGTGCGGTCACGGTGGCTGCATTGCGTTCCAGCATATTGCCAATAGCCTGCGCTGCAAACACATCACCACCACCGGAGTTGATGTACACGGTGATTTCCTTCACATCGCCCAGGGCGGCAAGGTCATCCGCAAACCGTTTCGGGGTCGCGGCATCTTCCCACCAGCTGCGCTCGGAAATATCGCCGTAAAGCAGAAGTTCCGCTTTCTGGTCATCACCGGCCAGATTGCGGAACTGCCAAAACTTATCATTTGTCATCTTCTGGTTCGTCTGGGAATTGGGTTTGCTCATTTAGCCCTACCTCCTTCATTTTTTCCATTTCGCTCTTGCGCTGCCTCATGTTTGCCCGCCAGCTTCCGCCGGTCATCTGTGCAGTTTCCTGCTCATTGGTGCTGATGCCCTGCTGAACACGCAGAATCGCCGCCTCGATCTCTTTCTTGGCATCCAGATTGGTGCGTGCAGGGCCGTTCCATGTGCAGCCCATGTAGGCTTTCGCCACAGCCGGGTCGTCAAAGAAGCCGGGCGCATTGATGCGCCCACGGGCTACTGCCTCGGCAAACCATTTTTCGTAGGCCGGCTGGCAGAAGTCCGCTGCAAAGCTATCCCGCAGCACACCGCAGGTGCGCCAAAACTCGTTCAGTGCGCCGCGGCTTGCGGAATAGTTGGAACTAAATTTCTTGTAAAGCACCTCACTGGGAATCTCCACGCCGGTCGCTACCTGATTGGACATGGCCGACATGAAGCCGTCAAAGGTCGTGACCGGGTGCTTCGGGTCGAACGTATCCGTGCTCTCTCCCGGTGCAAGGTCGAACACCGCGCTCGGCGCAAGGTCGATGCCCAGTTCATCGGGCGGGGTGTTCGGGTCCTCTGCCTTATCTGCCGGTTCCTCGCCGAACGGTGCCTGACTGGTCGGGTTTTCATGCTTGATAAACAGCGTGATGGACGATGCCACGATAGCCGCCGCCAGCTCTGCTTCTGTGTATCTGCCCATCTGTTTCAGCGTGGGCAGCACCGGGGCCAGCAAGGGCACGCCGCGCCGCTGCCCGGCACGCTCCCTCTGTGTGACGCACAGGATGTTCGGTTCTCCCGTTTCGGGGTCGCGGGCTTCTACCCGCGTCCATGTCAGCGGCACCGTGCTGTCGTAAGCCAGCGGATGCCGACTTGCTATCCAGTACGCCACCACCGCGCCGTCCCGGTTCGTTTCCACGCCCTGCACGATCTGGAACACATCATGCCCGTCTATCGTGCAGGGTGCCATTATGTCCGTGCGGTCAGGGCTGCAAATCAGATCAGCCTCGATCAGGCGCAGCCGCAGAGCATACGGCCAGTGCGGATGTTCGCTGAACTGCACCACCGCAAACGCATCGCCGTTCATCAGGAAACTGGTGAATGCCAGCGTCTGCAGCCGCCAGAAGTTATCCATGCCAGCAGCATCACAAAGGGTGCTGTCCGCCCAAAGTCCAAATTCGCGGGAGATCTGCGCCTGCAATCTGTCTGCCTGTTCCTCGTTCAAGTGCAGATAGTCCGCATCCACCTGCGGGGTCGGCACAAGGCCGCTGCCCACCACGTTGGTGCGCAGGGTCTTGATGGCACCCGTTGCCAGAGGGATGCCCATATAAGCATCCCGGCTCCGTTTGCGCAGAATATCAAGATTATCTTCGATATCCTCTTTTGCGCTGCCGCCGCCAACGTGCCAGCTGCGCATAGCGCGGGAAATGCGGCTCGCGCCGTAGTTTCCGTAGCCGGTGCCGTTGTTCATAACGGACAGTGCGGAGCGTGCCACAGCGCGGCGATACCCTTTTTCAGGGCTGATTGCCGCAATGGCTTTATCCAGAATATTTGCCATGTAGTCCACCGTCCTTACACATCATGCGGCGAGAAGTGATAGATCCGGTTTCTTCCCCGGCCTTTTTCTTCTGCTTCCGCTTCGGCTACTTTCTTTTCCCAGAAGATGATGCTCTCCCGGATCTGTTTCAGGCTGGCGCGGGTCAGCATCATCTGCTCGATCTGGTAGCTTTGCCCTGTCGAAACGGCGGCTTCCGCTTCCAGCCACATATCAAGGTGCCGCTGTGCGGTTTCTTTTGAGATGATCGGCATTGCTTAGATACCTCCTGATCTTCTTCTGCGGTATTGGCGCGGTGCGGTCTGGCGGGGCGCTTCCTCGCCGGGAATTTCCAAACCGGAGGGATTGCTGATTTCCAGCGCCGCCGTTGCGTAGTTCCGAACGTCAAACGCTTCGTTACGTTTCTGTGCCGGGTCTTTCAGTTCCCACCGCTCCACTTTGCGGCCAGACTTCCAGCGCGTGACCTTGTGCTCCGCAGTAAGCATCTTGAAATAGTTTTCGTCATACCCGGCATCCTCTGCCGCCGGAAAGTGGCAGTAGTTCGGGCCTTTGATAAGCACCTTCAGCCGGGCAAGAACGTGGTTCTTTCCGGTATCAACGCCCAGCGTGAACAGCTCACCGCCCACGCGGTTGTTCTTCGTGGGGTTGCGCAGGTATGGTACATCCATACCGCCACGGCCTTTGATGGGCCAGATGTGCCGTTCCTCGCGCTCTTTGCAGAAGCGGATGACCTGATCCGGGAAGTGGCCACCGCTGTCCATGCAGACACACCGCAGGGACAGTTCCGTTCCGTCCTTCTTTTTCCAAGTCTTTGATAGGAAATCGTCCAGATCTGCCCAGACCTGCCCGCGTTTCAAATCGCCGTAGATGCGCTGATACCGGATGCCCCAGCTTTCCTTGCCGATGCCCCAGCCCACGACTTCCGCCTCAAAGCGGTTGTCCTGCGTATCGACACCGGCTGTCAGGTACACCACGCCGTCCGGCACCTCGGCCTCGTAGAACTCGCGGCGATCCAGCAGGTTGTTTGCCTCTACCGTTTCGCCCGGTTCTTCCCACGGCAAGCCAAGGTCGGTGTTTACGAACACCTGCATCTTTTCATAGTCGCCGCGCTTCGCGTCCATATCCGCCGCTATGAAGTCCTCCACGATCTTGTCCCACCCGCAAAGGGTAGAACCTATCTTGTTCATGTGAAAGCCTCTCACGGGGCGCTCTGGGTGCTCTGCGTGCCATTTGCCTTGCAGGCTGTTCTTCTTCCAGCGGTATTCATTGTCCAGACAGCCACACTCGGCGCAGCGGTACTGCGCACCGCCCGCCGTCCAGTTGTCCTTGTCGAACGCCATGTTGTCCCATACAAAGGGTTGATAAAAGCCGCAGTTCGGGCAAGGCACCGTCCACTCTTCTTGTGTGGATGCGTTGAACTCGTCCAAAATGCGGCTATTGTTTTTGGTGGTGGGGGTGGATACCAGCACCGTCTTGTAATCCCAGAAGGTCGTTTGGCGCTGCTCGGCCAGCATGACCGGGTCGCCCTCTTTGCCGGCGCTTGCCTTGTAAGCGTCCACCTCGTCCGCCAGTAGCACCTTGATGGGGCGGCCGCGGAGGTCGGTAGGGGCATTTGCGCCAACGATGGTCAGCTGTCCCCCGGCAAAGTTTTTCTTCATGATCGTGTTACCGGAATAGCGGCTCTTGTTGTCCACAAGGCCACGGAGCACCGGCGTGTCCCGGATCATGGTCGCCAAGCGGTCTTTGCTGAAACTCTCGCCCAGATTCACCGTGGGCTGCACGATCATGATGGGGGCGGGGTAGTAACTCATGTAATACCCGATGGTGTTCAGGATCAGACCGTCCGTCTTGCCTGACTGGGCACACATCATGGCTACCACCTTGCGGATATGTACATCCCCGATGGCATCCATGATCTCCCGCTGGAACGGCGCATTGTCCGTGTTCCAGCGTCCTTTCGCCGCAGAGGCTTCCGCTGACAAGCGCCGGTAGTTGTCCGCCCACTGGCTAAGGGTCAGGTTCGGGGGCGGTTTCAGCGCTCCCAGTGCCCGGCTGAACATCTCCGCCGTCTGCGGTTCCAGGTGGATCATCGCCATGTTCGCTGCCGCCTTTCTTGACGCAGCTCTTGAACGGGCAGAACTGCTGGATCTCATTTAGCCGGGTGCCCCAGACGCAGTGCCGACACTTATTCTTCCTGCTCATCTTCGGATTCCTCCTCCGGTGCCGCCAGCGCAATTTCCGGGTCACTCAGTTCCACAAGCGCTTCCTGCACAGCCTTTTGCAGAATATCATGCGCTTCCGCCGGGTCGGTCAGCTGCGCCATGGTGCTTGCGTACTTGGTCGGGATGGTTTCCAGCCGGTTCTTGAAGTTGGCAAAGATGGTTTTGAGGGCGCGTTCTACTTCCTCGGTGCGGTGCAAGTCGCCCTGGGCTTCTTCCATCCGCATTTTCTCGATCTTGCCGCGGGTTTCCTCCCGCTCGGCGCGGGCAGCCACAAGGCGGGCTTGGCCGTCTTTGCCGCCGGTCTTGAAGTCCAGGTACTGCCGGACGCAGACTTTCATATCAAAGACGCCGGGGCGGACTTCGGACAATACGCCCTGATCCCGCAGGTTCCGCACCTGCCGATCAGTGATGCCCAGCCATTCTCCGACAGCCTTACTCGTATACAGAGGCATCCTCGTCACCGTCCTTGTCGGGTATCTCTCCGGTTGCCCGGATCCGCAGCAGGTCAAGCCGTTGCTGTTCGGTTTCCAGATGCAGCTTGTCCATCTCGTTCTTCTGCATCTGGGCTGCCGCCGACAGGATGCGCCCATGGATCTTGTTCAGCGCTTCCTGCAACTGCAAGATGCGCTGCGCCGGGGTCTCCTTCTGGTACATACCGATCCGCTGGTTCGCGCCGTCCCGCTTCCGCTTGCCGCGTCCGCCGGGCACGCGCATATCGGTGACGCTGGACGTTATCAGTTGGTCAGGCGGCAGCTGCTGGTATTCCTTGATCTTGTCCAGAATGTACTTTTCCCGGAGCAGCAGTACGCCAATCTCATGTGAGGTCAGGTCGGTGCTGTTCCGGGGTGCATCCTCTACGATCTTCTTTTCCTCCGGGGTGAGCTGGTCAAAAAAGATGGTGGAGTATGCCCCGTCCTTTTCTGCGTTCAGGTTGCCCACCGGTGCGCCGCCGCCGGGGTTGCCCACGGCGTTTTTGTTTCCCGGTTGACCGCCGGGCTTCCGGGGCGCGGGCTGCTCCCACCCATCCTTTGCTTTCCAGCGGCGGACTGTATCGTATTTAAGATGGAGATCATCCGCCAGCTGCCGGAGATTCACTTCTCCGTCCTTCTCCATCCGGGCAATGTACTCAGCGCGGGCGGCATCGCGCTCATCGCTTCGCCTTGCCATTTCGTTTTTCCTCCAATAAAAAATGCCCCACCTGGCAAATCATCCAGACAGAGCATTCCATATCGCCGCCGGTCCAACGGCTTTTCTTCGGGTCGCTTACAGATTGTAAGCGGCAGGGTATGAAAAAGACCCCTCGGCGCTTCCGCCATGGGGTCTCTCGCATAATTCCACTGTACCAATTATACCACCAAAACCGTCTTAAAACGTCTTATCTTTCGCCGGTACGGGCTTTCAAATGTAAACAGTTTATGACATAACACCATTTTGCCGCCCTCGGCAAGATGGTCCCGCCCGATTTTGTTGACCTCAACAGGATCGCCGCCGGGGTGCGCAGCCCTGAAATTTTTGAACCCGTCACCCTTTTTCGGTGGCCGGAGGGCGGAAGTCCCTCAAAAAAATTTGCACCTAGAAATATTTTGGGGCTTCCGAACCCGCACCGCGGCCGCCGGCGGGGGGCAGTACCTTGCCGGCGGCAGGGGTCATCGGGGCGGCCGCCGGCGGGGGGCGGCGGGGCTGTGGCTGATCCGGCAGGGCGGCGGCAGCGCCCAGGGAGTGCCGAGGGACGGCAGCAGGGTGGCGAGGCGGAGAAGGAAGGGGGCAGGGGGATAGATAAGGCGAGTTATAGCCTGTTAAGTCTAAGCCCTAAGCCTAAAGCTCTATCCCGTTAGGTGGAGAATCTGACCCCTCCGGCGGCGGGGCAAAATGGCCGTTTTGCGGGGTGCTGCGGGGTGGATCATCCAGCAGGCGGCAGCGATGCAGGCGGCGGCAGGTGTGCGGCGCTTGCTGGCTTGTCCTCCTCGGTGGCGGCGCTGGCGCTGGTGCGTGGTCATCGTGGGCGGCGGTCTGCTGCTGGCGTGGTCATCTGGTGCGGCGCTGGCGGTGCTGATCCTTCCGGGTGCAGGTGGTGGGCGGTGCGATCTGCTGCGGCTGCGTGGTGCTGGCGTGGTCATCGCGGCAACGGCGGCAACGCCCAGCGCGTGCCGGGCTGCTGATCCGGCAGGCCGGGCAGGTGGCAGGCGGGCCGGGCAGGTGGCAGGCGGGAAGGCGCGGCAAAAAGAAAAAGGCCAGGGCGGCGGCGCGTTGTGCGCTGCTGCTCTGGCCTTCTGTCTGCGCTGGCGGTGCGATCTGCTGCGCCGGGTGCATCCCGGTGCATATCGTGGGCGGCGGGGTCTGCTCCCCGTTCCGGTGCCGGGCTGCTGTCGCTGGCACTGATCCGGGCGCAACGGTTCCAGCTGGCAACGTTCCAGCGTGGCACGGCCTGCGCTGGCGGTGCTCCATCCGGTGTGTTTTTGCCGTTTGCCGGAGGGGTCAGATTCTCCACCTAACGGGATAGAGCTTTAGGCTTAGGGCTAGAACTTAGTGAGCTATAGCCTCCCCAGTAACCCCCTATAATCCCCCTTCTTCCCCGGATTCCGCCGGGGTCTGCTCAATTTCCAGCGGCTGCCCTTCCTGCTCCATTCTGGCATTGAGGGCATCAAGTATATAATTTTGCAAACTTTTTCCGCTGGCAACAGCTGCGGCGCGGATTGCTGCGCCTTTGCTCCGTTCCGGGCGAATCGTGATACTATCCCGGTTTGCGTTATATTTATAGCTTGCCTTTTTGTGTGCTTCTGAAACAGCCATTTTATCACCTCTCTTGTTTATTTTATTATATATTATAAGGCGAAAACCGTCTACGGTCATCTTGCACAATGCGCTCGGCTGAACCGTCTACGGTTTTTGTGAGTTTCTACAAATCGACCGGAAAGGGCTTGACTTCGTAACCGTCGACGGTTAGACTAAAGCCACAGCAAGCGCCACGGCAACCGCCGGACGCAAGCCAGTCACCCGACAGGGGAGAAAGGAGAACCGACACATGAGCGCAAATTTCTTCAAGCTGCCCGAATCCGACAAGCGGAAAATCTGGGCGGCGCTGCTCAAAGAGTGGGCAGCAAAAAAGGCCGCCAACCGGGCAAACGGTTGACAGCCTAGCAAGATGGGATTTGATCCACCAATCTTGCAATGATTTTACCACCGGCAGGCGGTAAAGTCAAGCGGACACCCCGGCAGGGCTGCACCGCTCAAACAAAGCGGCCCCGCCCCACTACCCCCGGCAGCCCGCCGGGAGAAATTGAAAAAAGCAAAGGAGCAAAGAGCATGAAACTTTTGAACACTGCAAAGAAGATCACCACCGCCGCCGCACTGGTGGCCGCAATGCTGGCAGGCACAGCCCCCAAAGCCGCCGCCTGCCCCTACACCGTCGGCCCCCTGGGCCGCTACATCGCCCCGGCCATTGTGCAGGGCTTGACCGCCACCGATGACGGCGCGGTTGAAGTCTGGTGCACCGACGCGCTGGACGGCGACGACTGGTATTTTCTGGTGGATGCCGAAACCGATCTGCAAATTTATGACCGGGTGCAACTGGTAGTTGATGCCAACGGCACCCCGGACAACTACGCCGATGATCGCGTTATTGATGCACTTTACTGCCACGACTGCGAGAGCGTGGAAGATTGAACCGAAAGGAGCGCTGCAACATGATGACACTTGTACAGATCCGCGAACGGAACCGCAAGGAGAACGCCGCAGCCCAGCGCCTGCAGGCCGCCGGGTATCGGCTGGAAGGATGGGACCCCCGCACCGGGCAGCGGATCGCCGCCCAGATCACCGGCGAGAACACCAACGACGAGCGCCGCACGTTCTACGCCTTCCCCACCTGGCAGGATGCCGCCGCCGCTCTTTTGGGCTGAACGTCCCGGACACCTTAGCAGGGCCGCACCGCAAAGCGACCCCGCCCCACTACCCCGGCAGCCGCCGGGAGATTACCGAACACACGCCACCAAACCGAAAGGAGCGCACCCCATGACAGCACTTGACAAGAAAATAAACCAGCTGGCAGCCCGTCACCGCTGGAACGTCACCCCCGTGCATGATCGTTTCATTCCCTGCTACTCCATCATTCCCATGGATCGGCAGGAGCGTGACCGGATCAAAGCCACGCTTGACCGCTGCAAGGGTCTGAAGGTCAAGGTTGAGCAGGTGTTTAGCCCGTATGCCTGGACCTGCACCATCTACGTTTTTGATCTGGCAGAGTGGGAAGCACAGCAGGAGCGCAGCCGCCTTGAATGGTCCATCGTCAACGCCTACTCTGAAGCGTACCACTTCAACGGCCACGACAGCGCCGCCGCAAAGCTGGCAGCACAGCACAAGGCCGCAGAGATCGGAGCGCTGGACCTGTTCCGCCAGATGTACACCGCATGAGCCACCGCCGGACGCTCTAGCAGGGTTGCACCGCAAAGCAGCCCCGCCCCACTACCCCGGCAGCCGCCGGGAGATCATCCCGAACACCAACACAACAAGCAAAGGAGCGTTACACATGACTAACAACGAGATCATTTACAGCGAAGTCAACGCGAAGTATCACACCCCGGAACAGCGCCGCGCTATCCTGGCGCTGGCCTACACCCCGGAGCAGATCGCCGCCAAGGGCAAAGAAATTCACTTCCAGGACGTGCCCGAAGAGCAGCAGGGCGAAGAGCTGGAAAAGCTGCTGCTTGCTGGCCTGTTCCACACGTTCCACGAATGGAAGGAACGCGGCAAGAGCGTCAAGACCGGCGAGAAGGCCGCGATTGATACCCGGCTTTGGAAGCTGGACACCCGCCCCCGCAAGACCCGCAGCAGCGGCAAGGAGCCGGACGCGCTGACCAAGGCAGCCGAAGAGCAGGACGACAACGGGAACTATTACAAGGCACCTGCGCACCTGTTCCACATCGGCCAGGTGGAAGCAAGCCGCCCCGCACCTGCCGGACGCTTTAAGAGCCTGGACGAGATCCGCGCCTATAACAAGATGCTGGCGGATCAGCGCAAGGCCGCCAAGGCCGCCGCAGAGCAGGCCGCCAGCGCCCCGGCAGAGATCCCCGCAAAGGCAGAGACCCCCGCAAAGCCCGCCACGAAACCCGCAAAGAAGGTCAGCAAGCCCACCGCGCCGAAGAGCGCAACGAAACCCGCCGCAAAGCCCAGCACCCCGCAGAAGGCCGCACAGCCCGCCCCGGACGCGCTCCACAAGGCAGAGCGCAAAGCCTGCGCCGCGTTCCTGGCAGTGCCCGAAACCGACCGTAAAGGACAGGCCGCAGCGCTGGACACCTGGCGCAAGACCCGGAAGGCCGTAGAGGACGCAAAGCATACCCCCGCCGCCGTGGCCGTGCTGGATGAAGCGCCGGTGAAACAGCTGGACTTTGAGAGCATCGCCGCCGGGCTGCTGGCATGATCCACCACCACGAAACCGGAAACTTTAGCAGGGCTGCACCGGGCAAAGCAACCCCGCCCCACTTCCCACCGGCACCCCGCCGGGAGGATCACCACAAAACGAAACACGAAAAGGAGTTTTTGCAATATGAAAAGAGCATCCAGCAGCACCCCCGCCGGCCTGAACGTGAAGAAGATCACCGCCTATCTGAAAGGCCAGGCCAAGAACCGCAACGCCGTGCGGATCACCTGCCAGGGCGGCAGCGTGTACATCTTCACCGGCTATGCAGCGTTCAAGCTGCCCGCCGTCCTTTACCCGGAAGTGATCCAGCCCGTGACCATGCAGGCAGCCCCCGCCGATGGTGTGACCATCGTTTCCAGCGATGACGGGTTTGTGGTCAACGATCCGCACCAGCTGACCGCCGCGCAGATGTTCCAGAAGTTCAGCAACTGCAAAGAAGAGGTCAAGCGCACTTCTCTTTTGCAAGAAGTCGAGATGAAGGGCAAGATCTGGGGCACGTTCCGAATGTTCCGCGATGGATCCCGGCCCATCATGATAAATTCGGAGTATGACGCTTTTGTGGATCATCACGAATTTGTTTACCACGGCAGCAACAACCCGCTTGCGCCCATCCTGGCAACTGACACCGCAGACCCGAAACGCGCCGCCGTGGCCGTGCTCATTGCCCCGATGAAGGCGAACGACGAAATACAGCAGGTATGCAACCGCCTGTTTGCATGACCTGCACCGGATACCCCGGCAGAGCCGCACCGGATAAAGCGGCCCCGCCCCACCGCCCAGCATTCCGCCGGGCATATCACGAAACACGAAAAGAGGTTTACACTATGACCACCCCAAACGATTCCCTGGACTTCTACCCCACGCCGGACAATCTGGCATGGAAGATGGTCTACAGCTTGGAAACCAATGTGCACGGTTTCCAGCAGTTCCCCAGCCCCGTGCTGGAACCGTCCGCCGGTGATGGTGCACTTGCCCGCCAGATTCACACCACGAGCGGCATTTACCACGATCCGCAAACCGGAAAAGTCCGCCGGGAATACCTGAACCGCCTGGAAAAGATTGATCTTGACTGCATCGAACTTTCCAGCGACTTCCGCGCCAAACTCAAAAAAGACGGTTTCCGGGTGGTTCATGATGACTTTCTCACGTTCCGCCCCTGCAAGAAGTATGCCGCCATCGTGATGAACCCGCCTTTTAGTAACGGCGCGGCGCACCTGCTCAAAGCGCTGGACGTGATGCGGGACGGTGGCAAGATTCGGTGTTTGCTCAACGCCGAAACCCTGCGCAACCCCTGCACTAACGAACGGAAAGAGTTGGCCGCCAAGCTGGAAGAACTGCACGCCGCTGTTGAGTACATCCCGGATGCGTTCAAAAATGCCCGCCGTGCCGCCCGTGTTGAAGTTGCGTTGATCTCCGTTGATATTCCCGAACGGGAACCGGTCAGCCGGATTCGTCTTGAACTTCAACACGAAACCACGGAACGGCTAAAGGACAACCCGGAGTTTGCCGCCTTGGTATCATCGGACCCCATCACGGCAGCCATTGAGCGGTACAACGCCGCTGCAGAGGGCATCCGCCGGATCTATGAAGAGTACAACGGAATCAAAAGCCTGTTTTCTTCTGCCACCGCCAATGAAGAGGACAAGGAAAGCGAAGTGCTCAACTTCAACAAGAACTATAACCAGGCAATTCACAGCCTGCGCGGCCTGTACTGGAAGAAGCTGTTTGACCTGCCCCAGATCCGCGACAACCTCACCACCGATATGCAGAACGAATATCGTTCACGAATTGCAGAACTTTCCGACTACGACTTCAGCGCCTATAACATTTTGACCGTCCGGGAAGAAATGTCCGCCAACATCGTGCAGGGTATCGAAGATGAAATCATCGCCCTGTTCAATAACTGGACGAATCTTCACTACTGTTCGGAGTATTCAAAGAACATCCACTATTACAACGGCTGGTGCACGAATGAGGCGTACAAGATCGGCAAAAAGGTCATTTTCCGCTGCTGTGCCTTTAGTGACTGGTCCGGCAGGTTTGAACCGTCGTGGCGCGTGGAAAGCGCACTTTCTCAGATCGAGCGGGTGCTGCACTACCTGGACACCAACGGCCAGAAGTACAACGGCGACGAACTCCGGGCAGCCCTGAAAGCCGCAGAGCAGGCCGGGCAGAGCCAGAAGATCCAGCTTCACTACTTCACCGCCACGTTTTACAAAAAGGGCACCTGCCACATCGAGTTCACAAACGAGGACGTTTTGAAGTCCTTCAACCTCTACGCCAGCCAGAAAAAGGGTTGGCTGCCCCCGTCCTACGGCAAAAAGAGCTATCACGATATGCCCGCCGCTGATCGGAAGGTGGTGGACAGCTTCGAGGGCGAGGAAAGCTACACCGACACCCTCACCCGGCACCTGATCCCCACGCAGAGCACGTTTTTACAGCTCAACGCCTGACACGAAACCCGCAAGGCCGACAGCGTTCCCGCTGCCGCTGGTGCAAGCCCAGCCGCCCCAGACCGGGGCGGGCGCTCATGGGTAACAGCCCATCCGGCAGGCCGCCGGGAGTATCAGCACGAAATACAGAACGAAAAGGAGTAACAACCATGAAGAACCAGAACACCACCACCCAGATCGCCTACATCGTCACCGCCGACTACTACACCAACGGTAAGCCCACCACCTGCAAGATCACCGTGCAGCCGGTCAACTTTGACCCCGCCCGCCTGATCGACTGGTCCGACCGGATCAGCAAGACCCACACCCGCGAAGTCGAGAACTTCACCACGCCGGAAGAAGCCGCCCAGCGGATGACGGAGATCATCGAGAGCGCAGCAGAGCACGCCGCCCAGAGCCAGCGCCCGGAACCGGTGGCAGAACGTCACCACTTGACCGTGCCCCGCCTCACCGATCTGGCAGCCCTGCCCACTGTCCACGCCTGATGCAGGCCCGGAAGCCCTGGCAGGGTGCGCACCGGATAAAGCGGCCCTACCTCACCGGCACCCGGCACCATGCCGGGAGCACATCACGAAACACGAAAGGAGTTTTCTACATGACACGTTATCAGATCGTTTACAACAAGTCCGGCTACCCGCTCACCACATGGAGCAACAACCCGGACCAGGCGCACGAACTCGCGGAGAAGTTCCGCAAGGTTGGCTACTCCGTGGACGTTTGGGAGCACACCGACAAGGGCGCACACAAGACCAGCCTCTAACCCCGCCCCATCTTCCCGACATTTACGCCTGGAACATCACGAAACAGAAAGGAGGTGTTTTCATGGTTCGATGTTGGATATACTCCGCCGGGCGGGATCAATGCCAGTGCTACAACGTGGATGACGAAAACTTGGCCGATCTGGCAGCACAGGCGCAGTTCCTAGAGGACTTCCGCACCCAGCGTGCAGCGAACCCGGCATTATACCGGCAGCTGCTCAATATGCTGGTGCCCGCCGCCGATGCTATGCCCATGCGCAACTATACCGGCCTGCCGTTCTGACAGCCAGCCCCGGCAGCCCGCCGGGGCCATTCTGGTATCTCTGCACGAAATCTTCTTGCCTTTTATTGCTTTTGTTTGCGTTTTGTTCTATCATGACAGTAACGAAACACGAAAAGGAGGTTTCCCGTTATGACTATGATTCCCGCATTCGGCCCATGGCCAGAGCACCCCGCAGACGCTGACGAAGAAAAGCGCCTTGCCAGCGCCCAGCAGAGCAAGACCACCCCGACCAGCATTGACCGTGAACACGAAACCGGTGTTTTTTACGGCTCCGGCAAAGACCCTTACCAGACCACCCTTGCAAGCTGCACCTGCAACGATTTTGTGCGTCGGAAAAAGCCCTGCAAGCACGTTTTCCGGCTGGCTATGGAACTTGGCATCATCGACACTGCATACAAGACCGGACGCAGCACCGGCGAACGAAACGAGGCGCAGATCAGCTTTGCAGACAGTATCGAACTGGTTGAACAGCTCTCTGATGCAGCGCAGAACGAAATCAAGGAAATGCTTTCCCGCACCAGTGAGCGCGTGGATGACCGCCAGAAGCCCGTAACCTGCCACGAGCTGGATCTTGTGCCGGAACTGCGCACCTCGCCGCTCCTGCACGAAAACCCTTACCCGCTGGAAGAAGTGCTGAACGATCTGCCAAAGCCCCTTGTTGTGCAGCTGCTGGATCTGGTGCACCGGGAAGGCAAGCCAAAACGAAACGCAGCTAAAACCGTAATGGCTGCATGGCTGGCGCAGAACGCGCCCATGCTGGCAAAAGAGCTGCCGCCTTGTGCGTCCTTCTCTTTCGTGGAGGTGTTCGACAAAGCCCAGCGCGATGTTTACAAGTACCTGCACCGCAAGTACGACACGGAAACAGACTGGTACACCGGCGCAGAGTATCCCGCCGGGGCTGTTCCTGCGGCAGACGGGTCTACTTACTACTTCCCAGAGGACAGAGTTACCGATGCCCTCACGAAACGCGGTTTTAATCGCTGCCTGAATGGTTACATCCCGGAGTAAAGAATCTTACTTCACGAAATCTTACTTTTTGACCACGAAATTTGCAATTTATCTGCAAAAATCCGGTCTTAGCCACGAAAAGCAGCTTTTTAACCACGAAATTCACTTTTTTGTGATTGAATTGAACTTTTTCGTTATCAAAACTTCAACTCATTCACTAAAACGGCACGAAATGGAGCATATTCATGGACGAAATTGAATTTTTTGCCCCGTGGCGTTTGGTCGCCGCTTTTGCGGACGGCTCCCGCCTGCTGTTCGATGGTCTGACGGAAGAACAGGCCAGAGAAGCAATGGAAGCCGCCCAGGAAGAGCACGGCGACATTGGTTACTGGAACCGGGTCACGGATCAGAACTATGAGGACGGCAGGTATTACAAGACCGTCCCGCCACCGCCCTGCATCAACATCGTGGACTACGACGGCTACACCGGTCCGCTGGACGAAAACGGTCTGCCGGTAGGTCTGGCTGAACAGATCGCCCAGGCAAGCGCAGAGGAAGGCCGGGATCCCAACGAGGCGCAGATCATCATCAAGCGCAACGCTCCGCCGGATGACCCGCCGCACGAAAAGTAAATCACGAAATCCAAAAAGCCCGCCGGGTCGATGACCTGACGGGCTTAAAGTGTTGAAAGGACTTTGTATGCAGAACAGACAGCAGGTTAGAATAAGTACCAAAAATCTTGCTGGAGGTAAAATTGAATATACCGTTCAAGCCAGCAAAGATTCCGCGCTTCGTGTTATATCCTCGGAAAAATTGTCTATGGAATCACTTGGCTACATCGTGCAGCAGCATTTGCGAAAGAATCACCGTGGACGATTTCCGAAACGTATGAATGAAACCATCGAGATTCCATCATTCCGTTTCATCGAATGACCGCATAACAGCGTCCATTGTCGCTTCTGCCATTTCTTTGTTCTTGAATCGAATAACATCCGACCCCAGTGCAAACATAGACACGTTCCCGTTTTCGTCTTTCAGAACTACCGGGCAGGAATCCCATTTTCGGCGTTCCTCTTTGCTCAATTTCCTGGCTGCTCTTTCTTTGATGGTTTTCTCGATGCGTTTTTTCAATTCAATTTTGATTCCCATTTTTCAAGACCTCCGTAATCCTCAGCACTTCTTTTGCGAAACGCAGCGTTTTCGTAAGATCTTCTGCGTTTTTGAAACGGACTACGTTTCCTGCGTTTGAAATCAGTTCAACGCCACCATCCGGTGCCATCCTCACGAACCGGCACAGTTCGCCCTCTTCCCGTGCGGTCTGCTGCTCTTTGGTTTCTTCGATAAAGCAGGTTCTGAGCGCGTTCTCTGCGTCACAGTATACGCTCCTGTCACTCCGCACCAGCCTATACATCCTTCCGGGCAGCACCCGAACCTTGTTTTTATGCTTCTTTCCCATAGCTTTGTCCTCCTTTGCACGAAACCCGGTAGGTCAACTGCCCGCCGGGTTATTTCTATGCCTGTTTTCGGATTTTTGGGGTAGTCGTGTTTGTTTTTCTGCGGATGGTGGACACGATTTTGCGGAAGCGCCTGTGCATGAGGTTCCACAGGCCGCCTTGCCTATAAGATAATATCGTCCTCCGCCCAGGCATCCGCCCGGCAGCGTTCCTCGCGCACGTTTAACGCACGCGATAATAAAGCGCCGCACTCCGGGAGCCGTTCCAGACCGCTGCCCAGCTGTGCAAGAGCCACGTTCCGCAGGTATTTCAAGTGCTGCACACTGTACGGAACTTTCTGCTTCACTTCATGCCATTTTTTGTGGCTGATGTAGAACTCGGTCAAAATCATATTGTGGCCACTGTCCAGCCTGTTCATTTGTCCCTGAATGATACGCTGATCTCCCAGCAAAACCGCCCGCTGCTGTTCCAGCTGGCGCAGCCGTTCACCAATGCCCAGTTCTTCCATTTTGCACGCCATCATTGCGGTACTATCTCCGTGAGATCCGCCGTGCGGCATCCCATCTGCACCCATGCCCCGCATAGGGTCTATTTCATCGTTCAGCGCGGCACACTGGCGGCGGATGATCTCTATCCGCTGCGGGATGTCTGCATAATATTTCAAGATTGCTTCCGCCTCGTGTACCTTCACTGCTCAATCCTCCCGAAATTCAAAATTCTTTCTTGAAAAGGGGTTTGCCGAAAATTGGATTTTCTCCCTCCACGCGCTCCACCATGGCTCCTGCGCCGTAGATATCCTCAATGACGCTGCACAGACGGTTATAGGCCACCTCTTCGCCGTCCTTGCTCCATTCGAGGAACCGGGCATAGTTCGCCTTGGCTTCTTTCTTCACAGCCTCGATTTGTTCAGGTGTGTATCCCATTTCTTCCAGCGATTCCGCCATAAAGCGGATAATCATTTTTGCGGCATCGCGGCGCTCCGCCAGAATGCGCAACTTTTTTTCAGAGCCCACCAAATCACCCGCCGGGAGCCAAAACTCTTCCGGCATCAGGTGGGCGGTGCGCTCTCTTAACCGCTTCCGGGCTTCCGGTGTTCCGTACTTGTCGAGATCCAGAACGTACCGGGATGCAGCATTATTCATTTTCAGGGTCAGGATAGTGGATTCTTTCTCGCCCCAGTCCCAGAGATCATGCGCCGCCGCAATGGTGCAATACGAGACCACTCGCCTGATTGCCTCACGGTTCAGTATGGTACGGTGCTTCGACTTGCTAATGTTGATCTGCTGGTTCACCGCGTTCTGGATGCTCTGCCGGTAGAATGCCGGCGTCCTTGCTCTGCTTTTTCCCATGATTGTTCCTTTCCAGCCTGTTCAGCCAAGCGTTTCCACTCTTTCGTTTCCGCTTTTGTGTCCGGTGTGATGATCTCAACAAAGCCCCAGCCTTTCGGTTTGGCTATGAGGTCGATAAAAAGCCGACGGCGATAGATATAATCCCGCTGTGCTTTCCGGGTAAACTTCGACTTGATCTCGACCACATCCACCCGTCCGTCTGCATAGGTGAGCTTATAGTCCGCCGTATAATGCGCCGCCGGGAGTTTCACCGCGCAGTATTCTTCCTCCTGCAGCAGTGTCCACTTCGGGTGCGGTTCTGCCGACACGATTTCCCCGGACTGAATGCCGGGCAAGACGGTGCCGATGTAATACACATACTCTCCGTAGGAATCAAAAGTTTTGCTCAACCGCCCGGCAGCGCTTGCGGCCTCCGCCATTGGTTGCGTATGGGTACACTTTCCCCGTTGTCTGGCTGCTATCTGAGCCTCTGCCTGCGCACGGTAGCGCGGCGGCAGGTCGTCCAGTTCCAGTCTGGTGCTCATGGCTGGTTCCTCCTGTTCTTCCGCCGGGTGTCCGGCTTCTTTTTCAGTTTCACGATCAGGTGCTTGGTGTTGTTCCCTGTGATGTGCTGTTCACACTCGCGCAGGGTATAACCGGGGTATTTTTTCTCCCAGTATTCACGATCGTCCGGCAAAGCAAACGCTTCGTCAAAGCGCTTGCGGCTCCATCTGGTATCATTCGGGCGCGGGGTTTTCGGCTTTTGCAGCCCTTGGCTCTGCCGCCAGCGCCGGATACGGGCGCGGGCTTTCGTCATGTAGGTCGTCAGGCGCTCAAAGCTGGAACAGGTCAGGTCGATAGGCTCAACTTTCACAAGCCCCATCGGCCGCCCGGTGCTGTCCCGCCACAAGTCCTTGATTTCCTGCCATGTCAGATTGCCTTGAAGGATCACATGATGGTGGTGTCTGCCGGTAACTTTCCCGTCCTCGTCCACCACGCTGTACTCTGCAACCTGCATCCACTTGGATGCTTCCCGCCCCGTCTTTTTGCAGAAGCGCTTCAAGCGGCGGGTAAAATTCGTCCAGTCCCGGTCTACCTGGTCAAAATCTCCGGGCGCTGGCTGGTGGTCGCGGTCGTATGTAAACGTGGCTGCCCAGTCGCTTCCCCCAAAATTCGTATAGGCAAGCTGGCAGAAATACCGCCTTGCTATCATGTCGTTATACTTCTGCTGCGCAATGGAGGTTGCCAGCTCTCTTTTGCGGCGGGTGGATGCGGTGTGTTCTTTGTCCGTTGTTTCAAAGAGATCCACTTCTGCATAATCCGATGTTCCGAGAATGTGTCTCTGCTCCCGAATGTACCATGCCCGCACCGTTCACTTCCTCCTTCCGCAAAGTTCTACTGGTATTTTCTTTTCTGTGGACCAAACACACACGGCTTCGCAGGACAAGGGGGAAACAACGCCGGGCAGGTCTTTCTAAGTTTCCTATTCCGTCAAGCCCTACAGACCCGCCCTCGTTTTCTCCCCCTTGACCCCCGCTTTCCCCGGCGTGTTCTCCCGTGGTCGCTAGATTAAGTTACACATACAAGCCCCTTGCCGCCTCGTCAGGGCGGCAATTTTACGACGGGCTTGCTTGATTCTTGATTAGTTTCGTTCAGCCTTTCGCTGCGATCCAGCTGTGCATCCGGCCATAGGCCAGCAGATCCTCCACTAGCTTGTCTATCAACTCGGCTCGGTCATCCTGATTTGCCGTGCACTTGATGCTCAGCGCAGTAGCCACAAACGCAGCAATCGACCCCCGCATATTTGTGTACTCAGCGTGTTCGTCTGCTGCGTTTGCCGCCATCCGCATCGCTTCGGCAAGGTCCTCCATGTTGTTGCGCTCTGTATCGTAGCGCCGGAGACCGGTATACTGATAGTTCTCAAAGGCACGGTCCGCCCTCTGCTGGTAGCGCTCCGCCAGCTCTTCAAGTTCACTTCTGTCCATTTTTTAAGCTCCTTTACCTTTTCCATCCCACATTTCCAGCCGAGTGTGACACACCGGACAGGTCTCCGGTTGCCAGTTCGTTATGTAGCCGCAAATAGGGCAGCCGTAGTAATCTTCTTTCAGGATTCCGCAGTATTTTCCCCAGTATGGCCGCACCGGCGGATCCTCTGTGTAATTTACAACGTCAAAGTGGTGCAGGCTTTCACTCAAAGCGCCTATAATATCTTCTTCTACGCTTCTGTTATCCGGGTTTTCTACTTCGACGGTTAGTTCAATGATGACTTTTTTCTCCATCGCTCTGTACGCCTCCGTCCACCACCATTTTCAGGCAGTTAGTTTTCGCATTCGCTTCTCTTTTCGTAAAACTCGCAGGTGTCCTCTGGGTCTGTGTTCTCCGTTCCTTTCGGTGACAGGCCGTTATAGCAGAACCAACTTTTAGCGTCATGGTAATAGCAGGTGCAGCAGGTGTTTTCAGGCTCCATGTTTGCCTCCCGTATAAAAACGTTCCATCGTTTCGCGGTACACCTTGAAGCACTCCGGGCACAAGTCACCAACTCCAAAGAAGTCCCTTGTTTCAAGTGCCCACCCATCCAGTGCCTTCTGGTCAAACCGGCCGTCATCGAATCGTTCTGCAAACACCTGCTTCCGGCAACGATTGCAGATAAACATTGCTCCGTTTTTTCTCATTAAAGTTCACCTTTTATCGAGCGCAGGAAGAGGCAAATCTTCCGGCTTTACGCCCGCATTTTTCATCCTTGCCCCGCACTCGCCGCAGTATTTAACGGCCACACAGTTGATGAAACGGCATTTCTTGCAGCGGAAATGCTCACAGGTGCACCGTCCTGGATTCAGCTCCCATTCTGATTCCAGCGGCGGTACATCTGGAAGGAAGATTTTTGCCGTTTTCCTGCCCGGCTCTGCAACCGTCACCCGTGTTATCTTCTTGATATTTGCTCTGGATATGAGGATTTCCAGCGTTCCATCATTGTCCAGATTGAATAATGCAGCACTCATTTCAGTACACCCCCACACTTTGCGCATCAGCCATCACAGGCAGGCTTTGTGTTGTCCTGCACTTCGGTCAGCTTTATGGTCGGCTGCGGCTGATCCGAACGGTTCAGTGGTTTATCGAACGCCACATTCATCCGGTCGCCCTCCGGCTTGTCATGCCATGCTAGGGCGTGGCGAATGGCAAGCCATACCTGTTCTGCCCGGTACGGCACCTTCATTACGTCTGAGATCGGGGCGGGGAGAACGCATCTGCTGTACAGCCGTTCCATTTCTAACAGCATGGTATTTCTGCGATCAATCGCAACGTCAAAAGCATTTTTACGCTGTTCCTCGCTCTGAAACGCATTGTTTTCCGCGTCCGAGTAGAATTTTGCAAAGCACAAGCCTTCTGCCAGATCCCAGAACTGCCCCATGTGCAGCCGCAAGTACCACTCGCAGGCAGTCTGCACAGCCTCCGCCACTGGGCGGCTCATGGTCAGCGTAATAGTTTCGACCTCTGCCGGTGCATCACTTTTCTTCTTTGCCATAGTGTGGCTCCTTCGCTCCCGGCCAGTTCCGGCGCTGGCTACGCTCAAACTTCCGTGCCATCGCTGCCACCTGAATAGCCTCCACGGCCATGGCAACCGCCCGGTCGTATACGCCCTTCGTTGAGATCTGCGGATCGTTGGAGTAAACGCCCATCCACATTGCGTTCAGTTCCCGATGCAGCCCATCCATTTCCCGTGCAGCTTCCACGGCTTCTTCCTGAATCACAGCCACGCCCTCATGGTTACTTGCAAACATCCGAAACTTCCTGTTTGCTGCGGCCAGTTCAATTTTGACCAGCCGCTTTACATCATTCTTCACAGCGTCCATGTTATTCCTCCACAAAAACCACGTTAGCCCA